AAAAAAAGGAAAATCAAAAGGATGGATATGCAAAAAGATTTTAGCGCCTTGAGAAAGGAGGAACTAATTGCGCACCGTGAGCAGCTGATCAAAGATATTTCTCGCTATCATAATTTNCAACTAGCTAAGAAAATTCAATTGAACTCTGCTTACGGTGCGCTTTAGTGACTCGGTAATCAGTACTTCCGCTGGTTTAATTTCAATCACGCGGAGGCGATCACGACAAGTGGCCAGCTGAGTATTCGCTGGATTGAAAAGAAGATCAATGAATACATGAATCGTATGCTCAAGACAGTAGATAAAGACTATGTTATCGCTTCTGATACAGACTCTATCTATGTAGAGATGGGTGATCTAGTCACTAAGATCTTTGGTTCTGAAACCGACGAGATGAAGATAGTTAAAGCTCTCGACAAGTTTTGTGAAGACAAGATACAAGTATACATCGACAGATGCTATCAGGAACTCGCAGACATGATGAACGCTTATCAGCAAAAGATGCAGATGAAGCGAGAGACTATAGCTAATAAAGCTATCTGGAAAGCACCAAAGATGTATATCCTTAACGCTTGGAACGTCGAGGGTGTACAATATGACAAGCCAAAGCTTAAGATCTCCGGTATTGAAGCAGTTCGCTCTTCTACTCCACATGTATGTCGTGAGAAGATTAAAAGTGCATTAAGTATTATAATGAACGGTCGTAAGGAAGAACTACAGAATTTCATACTAGAGTTTCGAAAAGAGTTTTCTGGACTTCCGTTTGAGGATGTAGCATTCCCACGTGGTGTTAATGGCATGTCTAAGTATAGGGACCGAAACGAGATATATAAGAAAGGAACGCCGATTCAAGTCAAGGGTTCTCTGCTGTTTAACTACCAGTTACAGAAGCACAAACTTAAGAATATTGTTCCAATCTCCGATGGTGATAAGATAAAGTTCGCTTACCTCAAGATGCCTAATCCTATCCACGATACTGCAATATCTGCACCAGATACTCTCCCGAGAGAATTTAATCTTGATCAATACATCGATCGAGACTTACAGTTCACTAAGTCTTTCCTCGGTCCACTTCATAGTATCACTGAGATTATTGATTGGGAAGTTGAAAAGAGAGCTACCCTAGAATCATTTTTTGAAGATTAAAAAGTAGGTACATTATGACAAATGAAGAATATAAGAAAGGCTATCGAGACGGCTTTAAGGATGGTTTCGAGCAGAACAACTTTAAGGTGATCCCACCTCAGAAAATTACACAACCTACCGTAACATGGCCGGTCAACACGCCACAGCCATACTTAACAACAATGACTGAGTCATTTCTGAATACCGACATACCAAAAAACAAGTAAGGATAATAGATGTCATTAAGAGATAAGCTTATAAAGAATAGCACAATCAGCTACACTGCAACGCTGACCGATAGTAAGATCTACACCAAGAAGGATGTTATTCCTACCACGGTTCCGATGATCAACGTGGCGCTGTCCGGCTCGATCGACGGTGGTATTACCCCAGGTCTTACAATGCTTGCCGGACCGTCCAAGCACTTCAAGACGGGTTTTGCACTACTTTTAGCTTCTGCATTCCTCAAGAAGTATAAGGACGGTATCATCTTATTCTATGACTCAGAGTTTGGTACACCTCAGTCTTACTTCAACACCTTTGGCATTGACTTCGATAAAGTGATCCATACACCAATTACTGATATTGAAGAGCTCAAGTTCGACATCATAGCTCAGCTTAAGAATATCACACGAGACGAACACGTCATGATCGTTATCGACTCTATCGGTAACTTAGCTTCGAAGAAAGAAGTCGATGATGCAGAAAAGCAGAATTCTGCAGCAGACATGACTCGTGCTAAGACTCTTAAATCTCTTTTTCGTATGGTTACTCCGCATCTTTCTATTAAAGATATTCCTATGGTAGTCATCAACCATACATATCTAGAGATCGGTATGTTCCCGAAGACTATTGTTGGTGGTGGCACAGGTTCGATGTACTCCTCAGACAACGTTTGGGTTCTTGGTCGTCAGCAAGAGAAAGATGACAAAGAGATCGTAGGCTATCACTTCGTTATTAATATTGAGAAGTCACGATACGTCAAAGAGAAGTCAAAGATCCCTATCACTGTATCTTTTGATGGTGGTATCAATCGCTGGTCTGGTCTGCTTGATCTTGCGCTAGAGGGTAACTATATTGCTAAGCCGAAAGCCGGTTGGTATGCTATCGTTGATCAAACTACAGGTGAGCTACAGTCACCAAGCATGAGAGCAGCTGACTTTATTGATAACAACAATTTCTGGAAAAAGATGCTAAACGAGACTACACTTCCCAAGTTTATCGAAGAGAAGTATTCGATGGGTATGGGTGCAATTATGGAGAGTGAAGATGGCGACTAAACTGATAAGTGAATTTATCTTCGAAGGTAAGCGATCGGTCGTATTCATCGATACTAAAGAGGAGTGCTATGGAGTCGACTTCTATATCGGTGAGAAATATAGTCACACTGAGATGTATCCAAATACTAGCATAAATTGGGCAGAAGAAGTCGCAGAGAACTACGTGCACGGTATACTAAAATAATTATGTACAATAATTCAGATATTGTGTATAATGATTATATGTTAGGTCAACTCAGTTTTGGGAGCTAAAGTAATTTGTCTATCGAAAAAGTAATATTTGCCAACTTAGTTTATAATGAACAGTATGCTCGTCAAGTAATACCTTTCTTGAAAGCTGATTACTTTTCTGACTACGTCGATAAGACCGTTTATGATCTTATCGATACTTATTTTCTCAAGTACAACACGACACCTACAGTAGAAGCTCTCTCTATAGACCTCGAGAATAAGTCTTTAAACGAAGACGCGTTCAAGAAATCAAAAGAGCTTATTTCAGATCTTAAGTTCGAGAAATCCGAACTTCAGTGGCTTCTTGACAAGACTGAGAAGTTCTGTCAGGAAAAGTCAGTATACAATGCTATCATGAAGTCTATCCAAATCTTAGACAATAAGAACNTCAAAGAAAAAGATGACAAGGGTGCTATCCCTCAGATCTTGTCTGACGCTCTTGGCATATCTTTTGATACTCATATTGGTCATGACTTCTTGGACGATGCNGAGACACGATTCGAGTTCTACAACAAGAAACACTCACGCATACCATTTAGTCTTGATTACTTCAATAAGATCACACAAGGTGGACTGCCGAACAAGACACTGAACATCTGTTTAGCTGGTACCGGTGCAGGTAAGTCCCTATTCATGTGTCAGTTAGCATCCGATAATCTTACCGATGGTAAGAACGTTCTGTATATTACTCTAGAGATGGCAGAAGAAGAGATTGCCAAGCGTATCGACTCTAATCTTCTAGATATTCCTATGGATGAGATCGCTGGCTTTCCTAAAGAGATGTATGATCGTAAGATAGCTCGCATTAAGTCTAAGACTACCGGTAAGTTGGTCATTAAAGAATATCCTACTACTTGTGCAGGTTCTGCTAACTTTCGTCATCTTCTCAACGAGCTAAAGATCAAGAAAAACTTCAAGCCCGATATTATCTATATCGATTATATTAACATCTGTATGTCTTCAAGGATTAAAAACGGAGCCGGAGTCAATTCTTATACCTATATCAAAGCGATCGCAGAAGAGTTGCGAGGGTTGGCAGTCGAGTTCAATGTACCTATCGTCTCTGCGACTCAAACAACTCGAAGCGGATATTGTTTAGCGCTTAATACTCAAGTATTTGTCAACAATCAAAAGACCAATATTGTTGACGTTAAAATTGGCGATAGAATTGATACATTTGGCGGTCAAAATATTGTAAAGCGAATTTTTCCTATTAAAAAGAAAACAGCATATAAGATTACTCTTGCCAATGGCAAAACAATCATCTGTAGTAAGGAACATTTGTTTCCAACTAAAGACGGCGAAAAAAGCATTAAAGAAGGTCTTAAAGTTGGCGAGTGTCTACAAGTTAAATAACGATATGGTTGGATTACTGGGAAAAGTACTTGCTGGGTTAATGATGGTAAAAAATCGATTAGCATTGACATATGGGAAGAAAAAAAATATAATGAACTTGGATATGTTAGAGGGAGGTTGGGTAATGTGGTCTGAAGTAGTTAGCATAGAGGAAGTAGGTGAAATGGATATGATTGACATTGAAGTGTCAGGAAATCATTTATTCTACGCTAATGATATTTTAACTCACAATTCGAGCAGCGACGTGGGATTNGAAGATACATCAGAATCCTTTGGACTCCCGGCCACAGCTGATTTTATGTTTGCACTCATCACGACCGAAGAATTGGCCGAACTTGGTCAGATCATGGTTAAGCAGCTCAAGAATCGCTATAGTGATCCCAGNCTTAATCGTAGGTTTGTTATTGGGATCGATCGTAGCAAGATGCGGCTTTACGATTGTGAGCAATCCGCTCAGTCTGATCTTTTAGGAGGTCCGAAATCGTCAAAATCTAATAAATCTGTATTCGATAATAGTGATTTTGGTGATAAAGATAGCGAAAGATCAAAACCTAAATCTAAATTTGACAAAAGTAAATTTCAAGGATTCAAATAATATAAATAGCTGTGTCAGTCGCGGATGGGGATCCCACTGACTCTATGTCGGGAAGGACACAGCTATGAGTATTTATCGCAAAATATACGAGCAATTCAATGGCTCGATACCATTAGACAATAATGGTAAAACATATGATATACACCACATTGATGGTAATCATAAAAATAATACTCCTTCGAATTTAATAGCTCTATCTATCCAAGATCATTTTGATGTTCATTTTAAACAAGGCGATTATAGAGCTTGTAGCGCTATATCATTGCGTTTGAATAAAACAAAAGAAGAAATATCCAATTTGAACAAACTTGCGGCTGATAAAAGAGTTAAAGATGGAAAATGTAATTTCAATAGTGAATTTGCTAAGAAAATCCAAAAGAAATTAGTCGAAGAAGGCAAACATCATATGTTAGGCGATGGAAGTTTTCAAAGAAATATACAGAAAAAACTTATTGCAGAAGGCAATCATAATACTTTAGAAAGTGTTACTTGTCCTCACTGTAATAAATCTGGACAATCAGTGGCTATGAAACGATGGCATTTTGATAATTGTAAGGAACTAAAGTGAGATACTTTTGCTATAACGAATATGATCCTGAAAGTCCACTAGCAGATGAAGAAACTAGTGGGTATGTTATGACCAAATCAGAAGATGAAATTCTTTATGAATATTATCCACATTGGCACGAACAGTCTGGTCAAGATAATATTATGGATGGACCAAACACTTATAGTAGTTCTTCTAAGTCTGTATTTGATAATTCTAATTTTGGTAACGAAGATTCAGAACGTAGTAAACCAAAGTCTAAATTTAGTAAAGATAAATTTAAGGATTTTAAATAATGACTGAAAAACGTATAGCGCGCACTAAAAAAAGTGTATTTGAAATTGAAATGGAAGATCATAGGTTTACGCTACTTTCCGATCAACATAGCGTTGATGCCNCTGTTGCAGATATACCAGTAGAAAAACGACTATGGTTAGAAACTTTAGTGGGTGAAACTACAGGCAAAAAATTGATTGCATTTGGTACGTGGAAAACATATGGCCAAAGCAAATTTTATATTGTTCCCGAAGAAATAATACCAGAGATAACATATGGATAATAGTGAATTACAATTAATTATAGACAAACTCAATAAAATTATCAATGATGGTCTGATAAAACATCATGGGTCTTTTTATACTTTTATGCTACATAGTTTCGAANATCAGATNTTGANCTTTATAAGNAATCAAGAACAAAAAATTAAATTTCTAGAAAAAGACAAATTAGTTCTTGAAGAAAAAATGGACATGTGGAAAAGTTCTTATCGTGAACTTCTTCGTGAAGTTGAACTTGAAAAGATTAAAAATGACAAACATCGTTGAACAATTGCGGGATCTTGGTGAATATGACGAGGGTAAAATCAATGACACCCGCCTATCCGCCGCGCTGGAATGGCATCTCATAACGGCTCTACCTGCTACGCCCTGCATGGTGCGGTTTTATTGTGCAAAATTGATGCTGCATAAATCAGACGGAACACACGTATCACCATTGATCGAGCCGTATCGGGATGAGGCGAACGAACTTGGATATTTTGACGGCANAAAATTTTGTTACCTTGGGACAGGACATGAAGTTTTTGAATTTGATTATCAAGTCGAAAGCGATGCTAGCCCAACGCATTATCAGATTTTGTCACCNCCACCACACTTGGAGAATTAAAATGACACAAAAAGACTGGAAACCAATAGATGGGGATACCCCACGCGACAGAGACATTATTGCAACTGCAAGCGAAGAAGTACTGAAAGATTTGCTTCGTGTTGATGATAGGGAAAGTAAAACGGTAACAATTTTCTGGCATTCTTCGCGTAAACGATGGGAACCCAGAGTTGAGACAGATTGTTATGCTCCCATTGTATTTCAATATATTTCAAGGTGGAAATCATTGCCTCCTACTGAATTGGAACTTAAAGATGCGGAGATCAAGCGGTTGAGAGAAGCATTGCAGCATTGCATCAACGCCATTGCGGAATATGAAAAAGACAGCAGCGAAAACATTAGGCCATTTTTGTTAGGTGCAATGGATAATGCAAAGAAAATACTTGATGTATATAAGGGGATTTAAATGTTAGATAATATTTTAATGGAAGTAGAAATACTTGACAAAGAATTGGTTTTCGTAATAAGTGAAAATGATAGTCAAGGTTCTTATGTTGTTGCTAGTGCATCAATTGATTTAGCAGATTTGAAAAAAGCACTTGCTAATGTTGATTATTNGGACGAAGATGAATAACAATGAACATTGAAAGGAAGTTAAATAATGGCTTACGGATATAGACTGATAGAAAATAAACAAGATAGTACTATCGATATTCTTGAGAAGTTAACCAATTTCGTTATTAAAGCTTTTCAATTTACAGAGCGCGAAAAAGCAAAAGAATTATATAACCATCTAAATTTTGGTGGGGCTTTTGATGGAAATACTCCATCTTTTTTTCTCATTAAAACACCAAGTTATATAAATAAAGTACATGAAGCTGATATGTAGTACATTTAATGTAAGAGGCACGCGATCTATGGTCACGGAATAGTTGAGGCAAAACGGTGGGGTTCCGCTCAACCATATTACTTCATATACTTTTAGGGCAAGAATCTCAGGGTTCTTGCCCTTTTTAGTATGTACAAATCAATAACAATATGATATAAATAACTTATCGAATAACTTTTATGGATTAGACATGCTTTCATTNAAAGATTTTACTTCTNGCTTTATCATAGAAGAGAAAAAAGATCCATCTTCGGATACTCTACACAGCTTTGATATTGATGAGACTCTGTTNGCTCATGATAAACACAAGCTCAGAGTACACGTTAAAGACCACAACGGCAATAGAGTTCAGACTCTCTCTAACCAAGAGTTCAATACTCACCAGTTAGCCCCAGGACAGAGTTATGATTTTGGCGAGTTTAAGTCATCGCAAAAATTTGGTGAGACGGCGAGACCTATTCGCAAGATGATAGCTAAGATGAAAGCTATCCATAAACAAAATAAAAATGTAGAGATGCTCACTGCTCGTTCAGACATGGATGATAAAGATAAGTTTGCACACGTGATGCAGAAGTATGGTATAAACATTGGTGATATACACGTCAGANGTGCAGGTAATACTCCTGGAAAGCCGGCAGAGACTAAAAAAGCAATAATGCACGATCTAATTACGCAGAACGGTTATAAGAAAGTTCATCTATATGATGATTCGCCAGATAATCTAGATGCATTTCTATCCCTTAAGAAGAAGCACCCAGACGTTGAGTTCAACGCGCACCACGTAGACCACAATCACGAGACAGGTGAGACAAAGATTACTAGCAGGAGAGTATGATGTTAAGATTTAAAACATTCATCAAAGAAGATGTATATAATGCATATCTAGAAGAGAAAGGACCTATTGCTAGTCGTGGAACACTATCCGATAGTATGGGTAACAAATCTACATCGCGCCATTTTAAAAAGTACTATGGTGATGATGCTTTTAAGAAAAACAATGGTACGTATACTTTAGCCAAAGATCATGAAGCAACTGGTCATAAAGCCGGTGAAGAAGTAAAACTTGACTCAGTTAAACCAATTACTATTGGAAAGAAAACTGTATATCATGGCATGATAGGCAATCATGCTGTTCCGATGTCTAGTTTTTATAAGCCAATAGGTGGCCGCACAGGAAAAAATCAAGAAGCGTTAGAAGATCGTCAGATCGGTGAGATCAGTGACTCTATTAAAGATGCTATATCAAAAAATGGCAACAATCCTATACGTATTCGTCACCCAGACGGAAGTATGTCGACTGTTGCAGGTATTCAAAAAGTTACAGATGGTAAGCCAAAAGCAGACGCATACTTGCATGACGCTAGCGGCAATCCTGTACACTGGATGTCTTTAAAGGGTGATAAGTTCCAACAGTGGGGAGGAACACGTGGTTTAGAAAATCATCCAATAATGAAAGATGCTATCGATAAATTAGTCCAACTTAAAAACAAGTTTCATCCAGATTCTGGTGAAGAATTACCGAATGGTGCTGCATATCACGTTTCTCTAGATAAAAATAATCCAGCAGTGCGTGACTTACTACATAAGAGTATGTACGGTATGNACCATGGAAATGCTCATGGTCCGAACAACGTGCACGCTATATACAGCGGTGATACGATCGGTGTAAGAAAGACAGATCATCCAGACGGTGATGTATATGAGTTTGCTCCTAATGCTAAGTATAGTAATATGAGCAATAATACTGACTCAGAAACTTCAGACTCAAAAATTTTAGTTACTAAACGTGAAGGANTAAATANTGCCGGGACTGGTGGGCGTATAATGGTTGCTAATCATGGAGTTTCAAGTAACTCGCGCGATGCAGATAAAGTATTATCAGGTGAAATACCTGCCAAACAACCAAAAGTACGTAAAGCCCCGCCAGTGAAAGTTCNTAGAGTTAAAGCACAACCTATGCCTAAANTACCAAAGAAAACAAAGATGCCAACTTCCGGAACAGTAGGCGGTATGGCATTCAACAGTCCGATAGAAACANCNATGGGAAATAAATAATGATTAGTTTTAGAGAATTTTTACTAGAAGAAGAGCAGCAAGAGGGCAAAGCACTTAAGCATCTTAGACATCTAGAAGACAATGTACTTTATGATGGTCACGAGGGTGTAGCTAGGGCTGCAAATTTTTTAGATGATGCTAATAATCATTTACAAGGTAAGAAAACTGGCACACATTTTTCTACGAAGTATGATGGTGCACCTTCTATAGTGTACGGAACACATCCCCAGACTGGTAGGTTCTTCGTTGCTACTAAGTCAGCATTTAATAAAGAGCCGAAGATTAACTATACTCCAGAAGATATTGAGAGAAATCATGGTCACGCTCCTGGGCTAGTAGAGAAACTCAAGGCCGCGTTAGTACACCTTCCTAAAGTCATGCCAAAGGGCGGCGGTGTATATCAAGGCGACATGATGTACACGAAGCCAGACGTTCAGACTAAAGCTGGTCAGTCTAGCTTTACTCCTAATACTATCACTTATTCTTCACCTACGGATAGTCCAGAGGGTGCTAAGATAAAGAACTCTCAGATGGGATTTGTTACTCATACGAAGTATAGTGGTAAAGGTGATCTACAGAATCTATCAGCCGGACCTCTTACCGATAAAGATCGCGCTAAGTTCTCTGAACATCCGGACGTAAATCACATAGATCCCACCGCCGAACCAAATCCTAACAACTATACTCCAGAAGAACAACATAAGTTCTCTCAAGCCCGCGAAGAAGCTAGGAAGATCTATGCCAGTATGAAGCCAGAAGCGTTTGACGCTTTACAAGGTCACGGTATGGCTATGGAGACGCACGTTAACGATATGGTTCGTAAAGGTGGAAATGCTTCAACCGAAGGTTACATCGCCCATCTTAAATCAAGACACAGCAAAGCGCTAGCAGACTTAGACGCTAAAGCGTCTGCTCCTATTACTAGAGGTTCTGCCAATAGACTAGAGAAGCTACAGGCCAAGAGACAGCAGTTGTCACAGGACCACGCAGATCTCATAGATCACATCACAAAAAACAAAAAACATTTTGATACAGCTTTTAAGTTGCACGGTGCTCTACAGCGTGCAAAAGACGTGCTCACTGGTGTTATGGCCAAGAATGTACCGTATGGTCATAGTATTGGCGGAGAAGCTACAAATCCAGAAGGTGCAGTAGCAGTAAATAAAAGCGGAGACGCTACTAAGTTTGTCGACAGAGCTGAATTCTCTAGACAGAACTTCTTAGGCGGTAAGATACAGCAAGCAAAGAAAGCGCAGCAAGATGCTTAAATTTAAACAGTTTATAAAAGAATCAGAAGATGGTGATCACCATACTATTTGGTGGGGCAGAGGTCAGCCTATTACCAAAGGTCACGAGATCGGCATAAGAAAAGCTGCAGACATTGCTAAGAGTAACGGTGGCGGCCATACTATTATCTTCTCTCACACTCACGACAATAAGAATCCTCTAACGCCAGAACAGAAGCTTAAGCACGCCAAGAGAGCATTTCCAGACTTAAATGTTAAGACTTCTTCTAAAGAACAGCCTAGTATATTACACCACGCGGCGGCTCTCNATAAACAAGGCGNTTCACACCTTACAGTAGTCGCNGGTCAAGATCGTGTTCCAGAATATAAAAAACTATTGGATACCTACAACAATAAACCCGGGANGCATGGTAACTACAACTTCAAGAGTATTAAAGTAGTATCTGCTGGTGATAGAGATCCTGATGCAGAAGGAACTGAAGGTATATCTGGAACTAAGATGAGAGCTGCTGCTGCAGCCGGTGACCGTAAGACGTTCCACGCTGGAGCTCCTGATACTATGAGTCCTGCACAAAAAGATGAGATGATGAAAGATACTAAAGACGGAATGCAGTAATGGTCGATGAAAATGTTCTACTTAAGAAGCTGGCAAAGATGCTTGGGAATGAAGAAGTTCTCGAGCATCTTTCGCAAAAAAAAGAAAAAGAACGCAGCTTATTAGAGAGCATGAACCGAGCCGTCAATAAGATGTCAGGTATATCTGAACCAGAAGTAGTTGAACAGGTATACATACCAGAAGAAGTCGAAGAAGTACTAGAGATAGTAGAAGATGCTAAACAAGTCGAACCAGAGCTACCAAAGAAAACTATAGTAACTAAATCTGTAGAAGCTCTATCAAAAGCCAAGAATATAGAAGCTGCAGCCGATAAGATCCCAGACTCCTATCGCAAAGAGTTAGATATAATAAAAAAGTCAGTTGCAGACTTTCACCGTTTTGCACAGAGACACTCGCAGATGGGTGGTGGAGGTGCTGGTGATATACTCGAGCTATCGATTCCTACTAAATCAGTTACTGCTTCATCATATCAGCTCGGTCGAAAAGATTACTATGTCGGCGTTAACTTTGCAGGTCCGACTACTATAACACTGCCAACACAGAATATAAAGAACGGTCGTCAAGTTATAGTAAAAGACGAGTCTGGTAATTGCAATATATATCCTATAACTATCAACGGAACTACTATAGACAACAATACGACTGCCATACTAGCCATAGACAACGGCAGCTTAACTTTCATATACAATAATGGTTGGAGAATCATATAATGAGTTACTTATTTACACCAAACACTAATATATTAAACAGTAACTCTGATCCGATCACGAATACAGAACCACTTCCAGTTACGCTCGGTTCTAATACTATTACGATCAATGGTAACGTAAACGTAGGTCCTACAGTTAATATCGGAGCACTGTTATCTACAGCTAATGTCACAGTTCAAGGTAATGTTGCTGGCATTACTGCCAACGTTATCGTCCAAGGTTCACTGCAGGTCAATAACTTTCNAAGCAACGTTAGCATAACATCTGGAAATGTTGCTATATTTGGAACATCCAATGTAACATTTTCTAATCAGTCAGTTAATGTTACAAACTTTCCCGCAACCCAGAACGTTCAAGTTCTTTCTAATAGTACTAATTATGTTACTATGACAATGGCTCCTACGTGGCAGACAGACGCACTGAGTAGGATTAGAACTTCTATCGTGCAGGGACAAAATTGGTATGTCCCAACGGTTGATGATGATACTTTATATATCTGGTCACAAGCATTAAACGGTACAAATTCGAACAGCCAATTCCTTGCAAACACATCTGAAATTTCAATATCAAGTGGTAACACTGCAGGCGGATACGCGTATCGTCAAACTCGTATAAAGTATAAAGTTGTTCCCGGTGATTCTCAGACTGTATTTACTACTATTAATTTTAATGCTAACTCCACGGAAACTGGAGTTACCAGAAGAAGCGGACTGTTTGATACTAAAAATGGTGCATTTTGGGAGCAGACGGCAAATACATTAAACATTGTTGTCAGAAGAACTTTAGCTAATGGTACTATTCAAGAAGATAGAATTAACTCTGCCAATTTTAATACTGATAAGTTAGACGGCACTGGACCGTCTGGATTTAATATATTTGCTCTTGGTTTAAACAAATACTATACATTCTGGTTTGATATGATCGGTGGAAGAACAGGACGCATGCGCTTCGGGCTTGGCACCGCGCAGGGACCACAGATTGCTCACACACAAGGATATGCCGGTCAGTTGGCAACACCCTTCTTCAACTCTGGATCATTACCACTCAGAAGAGAAATATATAACAATACTGCGCAGGTCACTTCTCCAACATTTAATATGACTGCTATAGCGTATCAAAATGAAGCTCCGATAGCATATACTCCTTCGCCTGCTACTGCATATAACGTTGCTGGATTTGTACCGGGTTCATCTCTGGCACCAATTATTACTATAGGAGTCAGATCGGGTTTTCCATTTACACAGATCAATATTCTACCAAAGTTGTTATCTCTGCTAGATCAAAATAACCAAGGTAATANGANTGGTACGTTTGCTGGCAACTTTTTATATACGATGCACTTAAACGCCAATGTTAACGGAACTTATGCATATAGCGGAAACGCTGNACTAACGAATGCAAATACTGGAAGAGCATCACAGTATTGGACATGGGCTAATACTGCAACTATATCTGGTGGGCTGTTACTAGCGTCTGGTATCTTTAACTCTACTGCACAGGAGAATTTTGGATCACTACCAGATGCTTTTGCTATGGGATCAGACATTAATGATAATCCAAGTACGTTAACAATCTCTGTACAACAGTTGTTAGCTGGTGGTGGTGCTGCTAACATCATAGCTGCGGTTAACTTTACTGAACAGATGTAACGTATAAATAAAACAGCGATAAGGCTACGGCAGACTCGTATTTAATTGGAAAGCCTAAGGGAAACTCCAGATGATAAAGAATTTTAAGACCTTTGGGTCACAATCTGACGTCGATCTACGATTAGAAGAAGCCGTATCTATTACCGNCAGCGCTAAGCTTTCCCTATATAAAAAATCCAAAAAATCAAATATCCCTACAAGTATACTTGAAGAAGTGTACTCACGAGGCTATTCCATCTGGGACAGTTCAGCAGGTGGTACAGCCGACCAGTACGCTTTTAATAGGGTTAACTCGTTTATTGCCGGTGGATATGCAGCAGAACTAGACGAGGATATAATGGAAGATTGGCAAGACAGTAAATATAAAAATCCAAACGGTGGATTAACACAGGCAGGCGTTAACGCATATCGCAGTGAGCACCCAGGATCTAAACTAAAAACCGCAGTAACAAAAAAACCTTCAGAGCTTAAAGCTGGATCGAAAGACGCCAATCGCCGTAAGTCATTCTGCGCTCGTATGGGTGGAATGAAGAAGAAGTTGACTTCTGCTGAGACTGCACACGATCCAGACTCAAGAATTAACAAATCACTCCGCAAATGGCACTGTGAAGATGTTGAAGATATAGATGAAAAGACTGGACTTTGGGATAATATCCATGCTAAGCAGGAAAGAATTAAGCATGGTTCTGGAGAGAAGATGAGAAAGCCTGGGAGTAAGGGTGCACCTTCTGCTCAAGACTTTAAAAACTCTCAAGTAAAAGAAGGCTTGATTAAGAAACCACACGACACTGCTAAGCACTACAAGAATGACGAGACCTCAGAGCTACAGTCTAACGACCCAAACGATCCAGACTCAAGGTTCGACGGAACAACTTCTGGTAAAGAAGTGTATTCAAATGCTACTCCTGGTCAAAAGAATTACAAGAAGAAGTCAGTTAACGAGACTATTCGCGATGTAATCAAAGATAAGTTAGACGAGATTAATATCAGAGACGCGGCCGGGAATATCAAGCACCTCAATAATGTAAAGATTAGGATGGCCGATGGAACAATCAAAAGTATGCCTCCTGGAAAGAGCGGAAGCTCTGGCGGCGGTGGGAAATAAAGGATTAATAGTATGAAAGAATTAATAGAACAGATGAAAGTATCTTTAGCTAGCGTGTTTGCGCTATATTTAAAGACACACAATTTCCATTTTAATGTCGAAGGACCGAACTTTCCACAATACCATGATTTTCTTGGCGATATGTATGAAGAGATCTTCGACTCCTTTGATCCTATGGCAGAAGAGCTAAGAACACTGCAGTCTTACGTTCCTGCTTCGCTTTCGCGTTTTCAAGCTCTTTCTATCGTTGAAGACGAGTTGAATATACCTACACCTATTAACATGATGAAACAACTACAGGCAGACAACCTAAGAGTTATAGTTCAATTGAAGAAAACACANAGACTAGCAGAAGAAGAGAATGCATCTGGTCTTGTTAATTTTCTAGAAGACAGAATTGATAAACACTACAAACACGACTGGAAACTCCGCTCGATCACTAAGGTAAACTAAGATGAAAAAGAAATACGTAAGTCTAGAGCACATGATCAGACAAGTTGTCTCTGGACAAGTTAATGAGGCGGTCGGCATCATAGGTTCCGATAAGCCAAAGGGCACTCCTGCACAATACGGCAGGCAAGTCGACATCAAGCCGCGTGGTGACGAGGATACTCATCCTAATAAAGGAGCTACAAACAACGCCTCGAGTCGCGTCAAGAAGAAGGGAGACCTAGCACAGGACATTAAGATGGAGGATGTTCCTCCCAACAATGGTTCCGCTGCAGCTGTTGCCAATCCAGACGATACTATGAACGAGAAGAAGAAGTTAAAGATCAAAGAAGACGCTGCTTATACTGCAAACGATGGCAACTCTAAGTACGATCCTACTGTTCCAACAGAAACTGTTCCAACAGAAGCAGAATCAAAAGGAACTAAGGGGCGTAGAAAAGTAGATATAGTTGCACGACCTGTTAAAGATGAAGATCCTAAGAGCTCTAAATCTAAGTTAGGACGTCAAGCTGCTTATAAGACTAATNTTATAGATGAACAATCTCTTAGAGCTACTATCCGTTCTATTATGGAAAAGAAGATGGCAGAGATCAGCACTAAGAATAACACGGAAGATGATAATAATCCTAAGCTTGCCGATGGTAAGACTAAGATTATCGGTAATGTTATAATCAATCCAGCTTTAAACAAGCCACTAAAAGAAGATATGATGGTTAATGTTAAAGGTGGACAANCACAAAAACATACGGTCACAAAAGGTCAAACGCTATCAGATATAGCTAAAGANAAAAATGTATCGGTTGCAGATATCGCAAAAGCCAATCCAGACATCAAAGATCTTAATAAGATTAGTGTTGGCCAGACTTTAAATATGCCAAAGTTGGCAGTTGCTACTNATAATCCTTATAAGGGTGGTGTCGGTGCACAGGGTATGACAGACATGTCTAATCCTAAGACGATCGCGGCAGTGCAGAATGCAACAAAAAAACCTTCACAGCCTCCTACGAATGAACCAATTAGACCTGCGTCTGATACACCGCTTCCGTCTGCTAATGTATCTTTGAGGACATCTGGCACACCAAGAGAACCAATGGGCCAATATACTCCTAATCAACAGACAGTTGCACAAACAGATCAAACAAAGACACCGTCGTCTCAGCCTGCACGTCCTGTAAGTCCAACACTTACACCGCCTGCAAACGCAGTCGNCCAACCGGCAAAGCTAACACCTTCACAAGCACAACCACTAGATCAACGTAACATACAACAGTTAGCGATCGACACGGCAAAAAATAAAGCAGCAGCTGCTGGAGCTGAAGCAGATGATCTAGCTGCAAGAGCAGCAGCATTTAAACAGCCTGATAGAATACAACCCAATCCTATCCTACCAACAAGCCAAGACCAAGACGACGATAAAAAAACAAGGAGTTCAAAAGTAATGGAATCAAGACTAATCGCAAACTTCCTAAAACTTCAGGAAGCAAAGAGCACAAATATATTCGAAAGTGCTAAGAAGCTATCAGATAAGCAGAAGAAGATTGCTGCATTAGCTGGTGACAAAGACGAACTAGATGCGGAAGACTTTAAAGCTCTTCGTGCGGGCAAGAAAGTTGAAGAAGAAACAGATCTTGATGAAGTAAAAATTGTTGCACCGCTTGGCGATCTTTCTGGTAAAAACACGCCAGAGCGTAAAGATGCGGCTAAAGAAGCGCATCGTATACGTCAGGGTGGAAAGCT